AAGTTTTGGCTTTGGTGCCGACTTCCATGAATACTTATTTCCAACACTATCAGCGCTTTTGACGCCGTGGTTCATTTTCTTTGGATCACCCGTTGGCTGGGTTCTTCCTTTACCTTTCTCAGACATGTGATTTCTCCTTATTTCTGGATATTATAAAAAATTAATTTGCAGGCTCACCCTGCGCGATAGAGCTGCCATTGCAACAGCGTCGTACATCGGGAAAATTACGCTTTTTCACTTTCATCACCTCCTTTTGTTATAAATTTTAGACCATAGTCATCTAATATTGAACTTAAAAAATAGCTCGTTCCCGCGCTCAAGCACCCCAGCAGGAGTGCGTTTATTAAATTGTACTCAAAACTAAATAGTTCAGTGAAGCTATTGATACTCCACAAAAATACCCCTGACCAAAAACCTGTGCAAAGGGGGCAGTGAAATAATTCACCAAGCTTCCCTGTCGAGGGTCGTATAGAATTAAAAATCGATCCGTATACTAAAATATAAGTAAGGCCATAAGAGCACAAAACAAAATAAATTAAATCCACATATCACCTATATTCTATATACGGCTGAAATGCCATAATGATGAAGTTTGGGGTTGTTGAGATTGCCTTTCTTGTCATTATGTAAGTCCATTGCTTTATCCAGGTCTGTGTACTCATCCGGCTCTGGTTTGAGCATGTTCGCCTCAACCTCTTTTTCAAATCGGTCTTTATTAGCATAAAATGGCAACTCTTTGTCCATAAACTCTGATATCACATATAAAGCGTATTGCACGCTATCGCCCTTCATGGCAATCGGTAATTTAGCTTCTAGTGACATAAATAGATTTCCAGCCTGTATTGAATCATACGCTACTATACCCTTCTTTGTTAAGAATTTAAATAACCTATTTTGAGTTTCGTAAATTTCATCGTCTAATTCGTCTTTAGGTAGTGCAACAACCTTTTCCTTCATGAGGACTATGTCGATCTCAGGGTGGTCAGTCACAAAAACATTTCCGTCAATAGTCTTTCTGGCTTTAAGCAGAATGCGTTCTGTTGGACGCCCTGAGGCCTGTTCGTCAGTTATTTTAACTGTTAGTGGCATTTATAAAATTTCCTGTGCCAAGGCTTGTATTTGAAATATCTCCAAAACAAGCTCTTTATCTAGTTTTCTATTATTATAATTAGAAATTCGTTCTAATACTTTTTCAATTTTTTTCTGAACATCGGTATCTTGGTGGGAAGAACCTTCACTTAAGACGCTCTTTAGCCGATCGATTTCCTGATAAAGGAAAGTTTTGAACTCTAAACCATCGTCCATATAAGAAAAGATATATTTCTTTAAAAATTCTTTTTGTGACTCATTAAGAGTTTCAGAATATTCATCATTAAACTTTGTCACAAATGTCTTTATTGTTAGATTGTTGATTTTAGGAAACTTAGGCTTAAGTTCATTGTCGCTCTCAAGCAACTGCTTCACCAATTTAGACTCTAACATGACTTGCTTTTTAGGTGATTGCTCGGCATGCAAAACTTGATTAATAGTTGCAAGCTTGCGAAACGATGGAATAAAATTCTGCCACACATCAGCAGGCAGGGATTTATTCATCTCTCTGATAAGAGTAGTTTGCGTGTCAAAAATCTCTTTTCTGTCAAGTGTATAGAATTGTCTCCTAGACTCAAAAATCACCCTTTCTACAAACTCGTGAGAAGAGCCTCCTGAAGACATGATTGATTTATAAATCTCTAAATCTTTTTTTAAAATTTTACCAGCGCTAAAGAATTCGCGAAGCAGTCTTACAATTTTCGCTTTCTTTTGACTGTGGTGCTTTACAGCTGCCTTTGTTAGTTCGCAGAGCAAAACTTCATATATAAGCGCTGTATTTCTTTTTTTATTGTGGCTCATTTTCATTATTGGCTTTCTCCAGGGCCTCAATTAAGGTTTTTATTTCTACCTGTTCTTTGAACAATTTTTCTTCTTCTTTTTGATAAATAGAATTTAAATCTTCAGAAAATCTATAAAGTGATCCGATTTCGTCATAGCCAGGCAAAAGATTTCTTGTTGTAGAGGATGCAGTCTCTCTGGAGTACATGCCTTTGTTTGCACGCTGCCGGCCGCCGATGTCGCGCTTATCACTCTTAACTGGACGGTACTTGCTCTTTTTATAGTATCTAAAATCATCATCGCGCTTGGCTGGTGCGCCGGCTTCGGGCGCTGCCAGGACGTTGGTGTCTTCGAGATCTTCACCCTCTGGTGCCTCTTCTGCTTCCTCGTCGCCGGCCGGTTCTTCGACACCGGCAATTTCTTCGGCGCCCATACCAGCCATGCCACCGAGATCTCCGCCCATGCCGCCGCCGCCTGCCTCAGCGGCTGCAGCTTCGCCGACCTGCTCCAAGGCTAAATCATGTTTTTTGTCGTAGAAGGATTCGTGCTGCATTCGTTGGAACTCTTCTTCGCTAATTCCTAAGATGTTCTTTGCTACCCAGCGACGGGAAAAATATCCTTCATTCGCACCCTCGGCGGCGTCGAAACGTGCTTTCCAGTGCTCCAACTCTTGCAATTCTGCTAATTTTGATGGGTTATTCAAAGATAGTTTAAAGGAAAGCAGGTCGTTACCTCGATATCCAATCGTATACAAGTGGACAACGGCAATCTTCTCCAGTTCAGACACTAGAGATCTTTGCAGTCGCTGAATCGTTCTAGCGAATCGTATGTCTTTCTGTGCCAAAGTCGCTTTGTCTTCCTCGGCGCCCTCTCCACGAGAAAGATAAGATTGCGGAATTTTTAATGCGCTAAAAAGCTTGTCTCTCAAGTACTTTACATCGTCAATGTCGCCTGTGTAACTCCCACCACCGACGGTTTCAATTTTTGTATTTGATACACCACCTCGTACCGGTATATAATAGTCCTCTTCAATGCTCAGCGGATTATAACGCAAATCGACGCGTCCAGAGTTTGTATCCACAATCTGGTTGCGCTTCATCTGTGTCATGACTCTCTGCATGTATTGTTCCACGTCCTCAGGGGGTATGTTGCCAACATCAATATAGAAAGCCCTTCTCTCGGGAGACCGAACAATGCGATATGCCATCACAGCATCCTCAAGAAGGGTTAGTTGTCTCCATATGCGACGCGCGGGCTCCAAGATAGATGTACCATAAGGAGAAAACTTATCATTACCTAAAATTCTAAAATGCGCAATCTGCCAGTTCTCTAATGTAAGGCCGGCTGTGTTCCATTGAAACTGAATATAGTTGGGGTTATTTTTGTCCTCGCCCTCCAGTCTCTCTATCTCTGTTGGTGGCAAGCCAATAACATTCTTGATGCCTTCATCTTCTTCGATGTCTAAATATACGAAAAAATCTCCGTATTTGCACATTGATCGGCACCAGCCATATAAATTAAACTCAACATTAAGAACATTATAATAGAGTGTCTCTAGGACAGATTTAATTTCCTGATTGCTGCAAGTTATGTTCAATATCGGCCTATATAGAGAGCTTGTTGTCATCTCATCTGCGTAAATATCCATACTAGACGCAATCTCTGGAGTGTATTCCATCTGATCAAAGTCTACGTATCTATCAAGCCTGTTCTGGTTCGCATAATATTCACTTTGTAGCGCACCGTAAACATCTCCGTACGAATGCATCTTGAATTCTTGACCACTTATTGAACGAAAACGACTCTTATACTTATCTAACTGCTTTCGCCTAAGTTGTCTCGTATCCTGCCTGCGATATCGAATGAGCGGCCCCGAAAGAAGCTTAGTTAGTTGCCTAAAAAGTTTATTTTGAGGATTTCTTGGATTACTTTTTTGTGTTTTAGGGGCCATGTTTTATCCTTTCAAAAGCCAAAGAAACTCTTTGTAATTTTCCTTGTTACTTTTATCTTCTAGAGGCTTATATCCTAACATACCTTTGATAGAAGTGTTTAGTGTTGTATTAGAAGTATTTATTGAGGACAAAAATGCTTTCTGGTAAGCAACGTTTCTTTGATTAGCCGAATAGGCCGTATCTTTAATCCAGCATCCGATGGCATAGGCGACAACCAAATCATCGTTGTGTTTTTTCATAGCCTCGGGCTT